CCCGACAGGTCAGCCCCCGACAGGTCAGCCCGCGACAGGTCAGCCCCCGACAGGTCAGCCCCCGACAGGTCAGCCCGCGCTTTCACGGCCTCAGTGATCGCCTCGCGCAATCGGGTGGCTGCGCTGGTGTAAATCACAGTGCCGGTGTCTCTGTGTTTGATCTCCATTCCTATCCTCTCCTCTCCCGGCCCCGCGCCGGGGTCTACTGTCAGGCCGCGACGGACTTCCCTCGCGCCGCCGCGTCGCGGGCTATTCGATCTCCTCGGCTATATGCCTAGAGGCGAATTGCTGTTAGCCTCTTCGAGCCACGCGATGGCCTGCTTTACCAGAGACATCGCATGCATTATGAAAGCGATCTTCTCTTCGCTGGTGACAAACCGGTTCTCACGTAACGCTAGTTCTCCGGCAGTCAGCCCAACGGTATCTACCAGGACAGGATATCTGCGGCCTATGTCATCCAGCATTGCGCTGGTTCTCGCGCGGCCATCCACGGATTCACGGTCCATTGCTGGTCGCGGATCACACACCAAGTCTTTCATATCTCCTCCATCCGTCCCCACGTCACCCGCCCCGTCCACGTTCGACCGCTGATCGGGCAGGAGCCCTCGGCGGGGCCCAGGACCAGGCGAAGCTTGGTCAGCATCCACCAGCGGCAGTATGCGGTGAAATCAGGCATCACGTTGCCCTCCGCTTCGCTTGGCTCTATGAACGTCATCTCTCGTATCTGCCCCAGCACTTGCACCCGCCCGGCACTTTGCAGCAGCCGCTCAGATTGCCCAGTAGCGGGCGACGGGCGCGGCGCAGTGTCGAATTGCAGTAGTTGTAGAAGTCGGTCATGCGAGTGCCCTCCTCTGTGTTGTCTATCACGAACAACAACAACACCAATATACCCGCATTGAATCCAGAAGTCAATATACTTCTATCTTAAGTTTTTCGAGCTCGCATCAACCGCCGAGAGTTCTGCCATGAGCTTCAGTGCGTCGACCGCCCAATACACCATCCCGCCGCTTCCCCAGTTCTCATGCCGGTGGTGTTCGTTCTTCCGCAGGATGCTCAGCTTGTTTCCGAAAAGTCCGGCTGGACTGTTGGGCGGGCTGTCTTTCGCTTGCCCTCCGCGATGCAAGAACAGTAGCCACACGGGCCACGGCGTGATGTTGTCGACCTCGCAGTAGTCGGCGTAGTGGCGAAGATCAATGCCAGTCACCCAACACTTCGTGAGTCTATGCCAGGTGAACGCCGTCTTGTGCTTCGCTTCGATCCACATGGCCCCGGTTGTCTTGAATGCGAACATATCAGGCGCGATCAGTTGTCGACCGGGCGTGAATATCTGTGGCCCCTTGCCCTCGTCTATCAGCTTCTCGTAGACGGGCATGATGTTCCAGCCGCGACCGCGTGCCCAAGTGGCTATCGCCGACTCAGCCGTCTGGCCGATCCTCAGTTGTTCGTCAAAGCACTGCAATGAAACCCATGCCCCTGAATGCGTCGTGGAACTCCGTGACGCGGTCGCCGAAGTAGAGAACGGCCTGCCCCTGAAGCGGAGCGGCAGATACTTTGTCAGGGCACCAGAAGCGCACGCGCCCGGCAGGGAAACAGATCCCCGTAGCCCGTACCGCAAGAGACTGAAACCACGCGGTCTCTGTGGCATTGTTGACGAGCACGACGGCTTGGTCGACGTCATTCTCTTCGATGTGGTAGAGGAGTTTGTCACAGAACTGCTTGATGAGAGGTTGGGCATACGGCGGATTCATGAACACCCGGCCCGCCCACATCTGGTGAAGTCCGTCGGTCTCCGCCGTGTAGAAGCGATCCGCGCCGACAACCTCATTGGCCGCAGGATGCGAAGCAGGATCGAGGTCGATACCGCCCATAGCGGCCCGAGCTGCGTTCGCATATTCTTGCGGCGTGTACCACTCGTTATCACCGCCGTTGCGGGCAACGTGGGGAATTGCCGCGACCTGGTCGGCGGCTGGCAGGCGGGCGATCTCGGCGGCGCGGGATACCGGAATTGCATCGGTCTCCACTGCCGTCACGAGTTCGGGGACGCCGTGGTCGAGGACCTCTCGTGCTCTTCGTCCACTCCGCTCACTCACGCTGAGCAGACTCGATGCCTGCGCCTGCGTTAAACCGGCCAATTGGCCGGTTTCTTCCGGCCTGCCTTGCTTTAGTGTAGCCACGCGAGCATGGACCATCGCTCGTTGACTATCCGACAGATGCCGCCGGTGCAGGTTGAGACTGATAACGTAGCCAACCGGGTCTTTGCCCTCCCACTTCTCGAAGCGCCACTCCACCTCGGCCTCTTTGCAAGCTCGATACCGGTTCCGGCCATCAATGATCGTCTGTGTCGCAGCGTCAACACGGATGGGTTCGCGTAAGCCGTGCGCGCGGATGTCGGCAACGAGTGCGGCGAACTCCGCGCCCTCCATCAGAGGGAAAATATCGGCGGCGGGATGGTAGTCCATTATGCCGCGACCTTCTGCCGGATCGCTCTCGTTCGAGCCTTGGCGTAATCCGCCTGCGTTTTAATGATAGTCGCATCGTGATTCTCGAAAAATGCGATCAGATTCTTCGACATAGGGAGCTGCCCCGTCTCCATTAGCGATAACTCGGGACGGGATACGCCAGCAAGCGTACTCAGGTCGCTTTGGGTCAACTCGTGCGCTTTTCGGTACTCGGCAATAGGCGACATAGGCCTCGTGTCCTCCTGCATCCTGTTGTTGTTAGTATTATGCGTGTTGTTGGTTGATAAGTCAAGGGGGAGAGGCAGGGGTTGCGCATTTTTCTTTTTCGGGGTATACTTACAACAACAACGCTACGGCAAGGAGGCGCATAAGTGAAGGGAGGTGAGATGATGCCATACAATCCACGGTTCGGCAAAGCGTTTAGTCGGTTACTTGAAAGGCACGGGCTGGACACGCTGGAAGACGCCTAAGGTGTACGTCCGCGAGAGTCGAGAGGAATTGAGGCGCGTAGTGGCCCTGTGCGATCCATTATCGAGGTAGACAGAAGGACGTTTTTCATGTTTCGGGGAATAGGTCGCTTATGGACACACTGATAGTCTACGGGATTGTGGTCGGCCTGGGATTGTTTGCCATTGCGGTCATGAAACATCTCTGACGAAGTGCGCGATCAGCTCAGAGAAGAGACGTTTGGTAATCCCTCACAGCAGTAGCAGCGTGAGGCTCAGCGGGCACGTAAAGTGTGAATTGTATCGGCACACAAATTGGTGCCAGGGAAAAGGCATGGTCATGACAACCATGCCTTAGTTCGGAAGAAACTCAATCTATACCAAGGTAGCATTGCGGCGTGCCAAAGTGAAGAAATGGGGCGTTTGGTATAACTGTGTCGATCTCCACGCGTTCTTTCGACACGTCGGGGCTATATGTCTACGGCGCGGACATGTCACGGTCCGCGGCGGTCATACCAGTACTGCGGCGAGTTTCGCGGCCAGGTTCTCCACCCAGTGCTTGTCTTTGAGCTTCGCCGCATCGTCGGCGTTCGTGAGGAATCCTACCTCGATGAGCGTCGCAGGCATTCGCTGGTAGGTGTCGCGCAGCACGCGCAGGCTACTATGTTGGCTCTGGTTGTCCTGCTTCACGCCGCGAGGATGCAAGCCGCCCTCTGTCCACATGACGGTACAGAGCACTGAGCCGAGCGCCTGCCCGCGTTTGTCGCCCGGCACGAAGAACGCCTCGCAACCGTGTGCCGACGTGGACGCGGCAGCGTTCAGGTGGATACTCACGAAGCGGTCACATTTGTTGCGTTTGGCGATCTTGCCGCGATCCCCCAGGGTAACGAATGCGCTGGTGGAACGGGTAAGTACTACCTCCGCGCCCGCCGCCCTGAGGTAATGCCCGATCCGCTGAGCGAAGTTGAGCACCCAATCGTCTTCGACGATGCCATTCGCTTGGGCGCCAGAGGGGAAGTGCTTCTTGTATCCGTGACCGGGATCCAAGGCAATTCTACTCATTGCTACTCTCCTCTCGCCAGATCCGACCACATTCGTGCCGACACTACGAGGCGGGCGAGCGCCATTATCTCATAAGCTGTCATTGCGTTACCGCCTCCTCTAGCGCCTTCTGCATTTCAGCAATCTTCGCCGCCGCCACCGTGATCTGCCCAAGTTCCAGCGCCTGGTGGATGGCCGTTAGAGACATGACCATCTTCTGCGCCAACGCCTCGGCATCACTCAACCGCACGAGTTTGGCGACACTGCCGCCGAGCGCGCGGTTAGTCAACTCGGTGACCTTCTGCCGCGCGGCATCGGCGGCGATGTCACCGACGATTACCAGGGGCTTTGAGCGTTTGACCCGGCGGAAGAAGTCGGTTAGCTGGCTCATTTGCTCTTACCCGCAAACCACGTCATTGCGCCCTTGACCATGCCAACAATGGCGGCTACAAGGACAACCTGCCAGTCGAGTTTGATGGTGTTCTTCGCCACGATCTCTGTGCCGATGACGAGAAACGCTGTGTAGACCTCGAACTTTAGGAAGCTCAATATTGGTGCCGGTATCCACTTAAACATGGTGTTCCTCCTATCAGAACAGATGCCTGATCATCATAACTACGATAGTGCCGGTAACAAGCCCGATTGTACTCCATATCGCCACGATGTGACGCGACTGGCTACCGATGCGCTCGTCGTGGCGTATTACAAGATCGCTGACAGTCTTGTGCGCGGCGGCGACGGTCTCCACCTGTTTGCTCGTCTCGGTAACCTGCTCGGCAAGTACGGCCACTTTCACGTCAAGATCAGTCATAGTAGTCACAATCTCCAGTCACGAAATCAGTCTCGAGAAGTAGTCTGGCGCGCAGGGGCTAGAACGTGGACTTCACCGGCACGCAAGCGACAACGCAGTCAGCCGCGCCCGCCGCCGTTGCCGTTAGTTTGACCCATTGCGCACCGGCGTTCATCTCGTAGCCCCAGACCGCTATCCGTCGGGTTTTAGTATCGTCGTCGTCATGGAATGTCTCCGTTTTGGTAGCGATGTCCACGTAAGCGCCGCCGGAGGTTGCCGAGTCTTCGACGTGGAAGACAACCGAGCCGCCCGCCGCGATTCCGGCACAAATGCAGTAGAAGTCAACCCGGTCCTGTGGCCCGACATTGATGGCGGTCGTAGCGTCTGATGCTGTTGCCCCGCTATTCAAGGTCTGCGGCTCTATGCCTATGTTCGCATCCGTAGCCCCGGCATAGCTCGTGGTCATATACGGCGCGTTCTGGTAGCCAGCCGGATACGTCACAGTGCCGCCGAGATTCTCAATGAAACTCGTTATCAATATGTTGTTCTGGCCGTTGTCGAGCAGGCAGGAGGCGGAGGGATATATGTAAGCCGTGCCGATACGTCGGGGGGCCGCCCCGCCTGCCGCGTCCAGCGATCCGCCGTATAGGTATGCCGTGCCGATGTTGCCCGCCGTCCAGTTGAACGTTCCGCCGCGCAAGGTCAACGTTGTCACATCGCCCGTTACCTGCGTCCACGCCGCCCCGATGATGTTCAGGTTGGTGATTGGTTCCGAGCAAGCGATTGTGCCGCCGTGAGCGTTGACGGTCGCGGGAAGTGAAGTCACGTTCGGGATGGTGAGCGTGACGTCATCCACGATGCTCGTCAGATAGCCGATATTGATGGCCGTGCTGACGGTCAGTGCAGCATCGAGGGCAATGGTCCCCTTGAGCATTGTCAACGTGTCGAACGTGCCCTTTAACGCCACATCGTGATCCGCCGTCACGGTGCAGGTCGTCACTGCGGACGCCCAGATGAAGACATGACTGGCGCTGCCGGAGTCTATCACTAGATCGGTCGCCGTGAGTTTGAGGTATGTCCCTGAACTCGCCACGTCCTGGTTGTAGGAATCTGACACCCGCAGCGAGCGAATACTGAGTGCCGAGGCGTCATAGCCTGCCAGGGCATTCGCCGCCGCCGCGACCGCCGCATCTAGGAACACCTCATCATAACCGTCATTGTTGACGCCCGGATAGACCGCCTGGGCGTACGCGGCGTCGGCCTCGTTAACCCAGTTGCGGCCGTCGTTCCAGGCGGTCTTCGTGCCCGCGCCGTTGCCTCTCCATCTGAATGTAGCTATCGGAATCACGCCCTTTCGGTTTTGATGTCCTGCGCCGTGAACCGCTTCCCACAGTCCAGGCAAACGAAAACCGGGAGGGTTCGGTATCCCCCCGGTGAGTTCTTGCATCGCTTCAGCGCCGTCGCGCCGGTGTCGCGGAGACGAACATGGTAGCAGCGTATCTCAGCTGAATGACCAGTTCGAGCAAGCATTTACGTAACCATCAATTCCGTCAATATCCGTTGTTCCAACAACCGACCAGACTCCGAGCGAACTGCGAGCATATAGCTCCACCTGGCTTGGAGTTCCACCCCATTGGCAGCCTGTTTGTTTCAAAATTGCAGGAGCTCCTACGCTATCAACCAGGAGTATTACGTGGTCTTGGCTATCCCAATTTCCAATATCCTCACAGATCCAGGTTGCTCCAGCGTCTTCAGAGACTGCGTATCGCCACGTGTTAGGATTATTGTATCGGAGATGGAGCCTGTCATCAGGTCCTATGCAGAACGGTGAAGCATGGTCAACGAGGAAATCGTTATAGCACGAACGATCCTCAACAATATGGCTATCCCAGGAGTTGGCAGCCAACCGCTTGTAGACCCTGACGGTTGTGATGTCAGAATCCGTATCCCAAACGCCGCAGGAAGCTAGCCAGAGATCGCCTGCTGAGTCGATTGCAGTGTTGCCGTAGCGGAATTGATAACCACCTCCGCTCGCGATTGATTCTGATAAATCACCATTGTTCGCATAAAGCGTTTCCGGTGCAACAGGATCTCGACGTGGAATCCAAAGGCGGGGATACTCATATCCAAAATCAGCACTTATTCCAGCCCCCGCCGAGTTAGTCCCAATCATCTCGTAGGAAGGCGTATCCAATACCCACGACCCTGCCGACTCCTCTCTCCTGATGCCTGTGCTAGTCCAAACTAGGATTCGGCCTCTTGCGCATCCAAGTCCATAGACTACCAGATCACCATAGGTTCCATCCCCTAGAGCTGCATACGTCCAACTGCCCGGAGTCCCCTCCCCATACCAGAGTTTACTTGTGTCAGTCCTCCGATAGACAAACCGGAGCACCGAGTCATATCCGGAATAACAGATGCGGACCCGAGAGTTTACTGATATCCCTCCAGTTGGGCTCAAGATCTCATTACTGAAAGCCGTGCCATCCCACCGAGCCAGGACCACTCCTGTCGCAGTAACCGTGAGAATATAGAGCTCACCAACGCCACCTCCACAACAACACCCATGATGCCACAAGCCTGGGCTCATCAGGGGGCCGCACACGTTCCGTCGATCCCGTTCTCATACTCGAACGAGAGCAAGTAAGTATCGTCGCCGCCGACTCTGTGCAGCCAGACGATGTTGCCGACAGGGCACGGCTGTATCTCAAAGCCTGCCGGGAAGTCTGCGCCGTCTACATCCACGCCGTTGCCCTGAACGCCGAATGCACTATTGATGACCTCTCTGGAGTTGTAGCAGGTGATATCCGCGCCGTCCTTAATCCATTGGCCGGGCGCATAGGCTCCGAGCGCCGGATGACAAGATACCTTCTGTGCCGTGTAGACCCATTGGTTCGTTCCGCTCCCCGCAGAAGTCGCGGCGGTGATTTCCGCGAAGAACCCGATTGACGCCCCGCCAGTTCCGGGGTCGGTACCGCCGGTGGTTGCGCTCCGAACGCGGTCGAGCGGACTATGGGTCAGTGAGACGAAACGGCCCGCGCCGGAGTTCTTGAACCCCATGCCGGGTCCCACGCCGGCCACGAGATTGCGCTTAACAAAACTCAGCAACGCATTGAAATCTTCGCCCCTGACAAGCGATCCCGCTGCTAGCTCGCGCGGAACTTTCATCACCAGCCCCCAACCACCGGGAGTCCATGAGTCGCTGCGACGGAACCCGTGGGCACATCCGGGCTCAAATATGTTGATGGCGGCGGCGACGCGGGCAGCCCCAGCAGCGGATTGAAGTCAGCCCAATCATAGAGCCATGGAAGTGGTCTATCCCAACCGCCCACGCCTGCGGCGGTGTTCACGAATACAGGATCATATTCGGGTTCTCCGGTTGTCAACAGAGCGCCGGTATCGTCGCGTGCCTGTCGTGGCGCTCGCCACACAACATTGTGAGAACCGGGGCGTACGAGGAATCGGTACGATATGCGATAGAAGTACTTGTGTCGCTCATAGTCATATTGACTCTCTGTCGTGCATCCCTCAAAGAGCACGGTTTCTCTCGGGCAACCCTGGAATGGACTCCAATTCACCTTGCCGAGCCGGGTCATGATATGGCTCAGTGGTACGTCAGCGCGCATGACGGTGATGGTCAGCACGGCGTTCGGGTAGTATATGCCGTAGGCCTGATCACACCGGGTTCTAGTTCCCTGCCATTGACGACCAAGGCCGGTTTCCAGCACCTCTCCGCCCATCTCCCATGTAGTCTGCGGCGCGGAATCGAGCCATTGGTAACTGCCGTAGGTCGCAGTGATTTTCAGTTTGGTATAGGTATGCGTACCGGTGGGCACGCCGACGCCCTCTTCCATGACCTCACTACAGTAGATGCCGCTTTCCGTCGGGTGCGCCGCGCCGATCTTCGGGCGCACGCTCGCGGCATCAGCCCAGTCGCATATCCAAGTGAGGGTAGCCGTCGTGCCCTGGCGGTTTCGTGTCGTGCGATGCGAATTGACCTGAACGGAAGTGCTCATGCGAGTGCCCCTGTTCGCAACGTGTCAGCTATGGCCGCGAGGAAGTTATCCATCCGCTTCTGGGAGGCTTCTTGCCTGCGCCAGATAGCCATCGCCTCATTCCATGCACCCGGCTCTACAGCCTGCCCAGCGCCCCGCCCGCCGATCTTCTCCCGGTATGAGCTCTGGGGACCGAAGCGATGCAGAGCACCCTGTTCCGCTGCACCCTTCCATATATCGCCGAGGCTCTTCCAGCCGATAGCGGCGCGTTGCCGTTTCTCGTCTTCCTCGCGCGCTGATTTCAGGCCCTCATAGATCGCCCATATGCTCTGCGCTTGGTCACGGTATTTCAGCGTAACCGCGTCGGCGGCTTTGCGCGCTTCCTCTCCCGCGTGGGCACTCGCTTCGCTCTGTTTCTTAGCAGCGGCCCCGACGTCTCCAACGGACTTTACCGCACCTTTCGCTTGCTTATTGAGTTCCTTCAGATACTTATCCATTGATGCGTAGCCATCGCCCATCGCTTTGGACACGAGTAGGACTGCCCCAGTCACTGCCGCCACTGCCGCCGCCACCAGCGCCCATCGCTGGGTTGCCACCAATTGTGCTACCATCGCGGCAACGGCGCTCTTGCTCAATATTTGCCAAGCTGAAGCAAGAGCACTGATCGCGAGAATGGCGGGACCTATAGCAGCAGCAATACCGCCGATCACTAGTATGAATGCCTTGATGACCGGGTGTAGGTTTGAGAACCAATCCACCATCGGCTTGATGACACCAAGGAATATATTCATGATGGGCAGCAATGCAGCCCCGAATGCTTCGGCGCACTCCTGTAGAGCTACCTTGAACTGCTCAAAGCGGCCTGAGATTGTCCGAGCGCGAGCCTCCGCCAAAGAGAATGCTTCGGTGCCGAGCTTGAGCACTGCAGCGAACTTCTGCGCCTTGGTCATATTCTGGTCGAGCACAATGCCATAGCGCCCGAGCATGGACGTAGCGCCTTGCGAGGCGCGCCCTAGAAGCATAAACGCGGTATTCACATCAAGCCGATACTTGGCGGCGAGACCGATAGCAGCCTTCGCTGTTTCTTCCAGTTGACTGGTCTGCACGCCGAGGTTCTTGGCGTATGCCATGCCGGAGATAATGGCCTCGTCGTCATAGATGGTGGTCTTCATCACGCTCTCGGCGTACTCACGAAGCCGGTTCATCGTAGCCGTGGATGCTTCCCCTGTGCGCGATAGCGCCGCCGCGAGTTCCGCCTGTGCATCCTCCGCCTCTGATGCTGCCTTGCTTGCGACAGCAAACCCCGCCAGTATCGGGGCTGTAACGTATAGACTCATGGACATGCCAAGTGAAGCCCAAGCCTCCTTGACACGCTTTGCCTGCGCCTCCATGACCTTGGCAAGCTTGATACTGTCACCTTCGGCTTTGGCGATAGCCGCGCGCAAGCCCGCATCCTTGCCCGTTATGAGCATATATGCTTCGCCGAGTTTCACTTCAGAACGTCCCCCATCGACGTTGTATGGCGTCTGCCTTCTCGCGCACCTCGGGTGTCATCCGAGCGTAGCGAGAGGCTTTTTCTGTCTCTTCCGATCCGCGCATGATGCAGCGGAATTGGTGTATCGTGAGTGATCTTGCGTCGCGGGGAAGGATGCCATGTGCCTCCCATAGGGCAACTATGGCTGCGGCCCAGCTTCCTTCCCCGTCGCCTCGTTTTTTGACTCACCGGGTTCCGGCTCATTTGCCGGATCGGTCAGATGGTTGATGAGCGCCGTTAGTTCCGGCATCATATTCATGGCGACCATCGCGCCCACGGCGTCTTCTGTTGTGTCCGGGTGGCTTGCCTTCAAGCACAGGAAGAGCATGAGTTTCATGCCCTCCGCCTGATAGACCTCCATGCCCGTCATAGCGGGTCGGCGCGCCCAATCGTGAATGATCTGCGCCCGTTCCCCCGGTTGTGCACTATCGCCAAGCGCCGCAAGCGCCCGTTTTAGCGTGCGGCTGGACATGGCCGTCTCGAAGTCGGCCATAATGCCGAGCGTCACGCGACTGAATGTCCAGTCCTTGCCGCCGAGTTCATACGTGATAGTCTCACCCAGGATGTCTCCGAGTTCTTTCAAGTTTCCTCCCCTACGTAGGTATCACGCCGTATGCGATAGTGCTGGTGTATTGGAACTGTATGGACCACTTCACCGCGCCATCTACCTGCACTGTGGGCTTTCTCTGGGTGACTATCGCACTGCCATACCAGCAGTCGGTATCACCATCAGCATAAAGCAGATTGACGCTGATAAGACCACCGACCACAATGTGAGCATCAAGCGCCCCATCGGCGAATGCTTCAACGCTGCCCGTGCCTTCCGTCAACCCGCCGATGAACTCCTTTGCGCCGCCACTATCCATGCCAGTTGTATCGTCGGCAGCGCCCTTTTGATCCATCTCCCAGCTCGTGACACCGAGAATGACATCGGCCTCAGTCACTACGCCAGTGTCGGCCCATACCTGTCCCGCTTTGCCTGATATTCTAGCCATGCTAGACGCTCCTTACGGGGTCACACCCCAAGTCAGCGTTCCCGAGCCCTGGAATGTGCAGGAGGCCTTCACTGCGCCATCTACAGCACTAGTTACCTTCAGACCTGTTGAAATGGCGTTGCCGGTGAGTTTGGGCGCTCCCGCCGTGGCGCTGGATTTGAAGACAGCAGCCGTAAATGACGCCCCCGGTGCACTTGCCGATACATCTCCTGTAGCGAAGCCCTCGAATGAACCCGACCACTCTGTTAGGCCCGCCAGAAACTCCTTGACTCCGGCATCATCCATGCCCGTCACGTCATCCGCTGCGCCCTTAGCGTCTATCTCCCATGAGGTCAGGGCTATGTTCGTGCCCGCGTTGGTGATGCTGCCCGCCTTGCCTGAAAACCGTGCCATTGCTATGCCTCCTGCACGAGTAATACGTAGTCTATCTGATACATCCAGCCCCCATCGGGGTCTTGGATGAGGTTGTGGGACTGCTTGTCAAACCGAATGAGGTGAGCGCCGGTGATCGTCATGGTCGCATCGTCACAGAGCGCCATCATAGCCTCGCCGACCTGGATAGCTTCGGATGGCCCCTCGTTATCCAGGTCTTCATTCGTCACAATCGTTATCTGCACTGGGATGAGTTCCAGGTGGGAACTCATATCGTATTCCGGCACTATCGTGATCGGCGAGAATACCGCGTAATTGCCCGTCGTGCCCCTTGGCGCTTCGCCAAGAAAAAAGCCCTCGATGATGAGCATGAGGACTGCTTCATTGACGAGATCGAACAGGGCTGTGAATGTGGCTTCTATCATGGCACCTTGCCTGCGAAGTGGACTTCGGCGTCACGCCCGGTATGCTCGTAAACGGCGGGGCGCAGGTAGGGGCGCGGTTTTATCCTGGTGGCGATACCTTTCGGCACGCCCACTTCCATCCATGCGCCGTGCTTCAAATCCGTGCCCACTGCAAATGCCTGGTGCCCCAACTTCTCCATGTTGATGTGCCCGAATAGATCGCCCGACTGCACCGCAGGCGCTTCACCAGGCGCGGATGATACCCGCTTGAAGTAGCCGGCGCTCTTGCCCTTGCCGGGCATCTTCTTTCCCGCCCGCCGCCACTTCTTCCGGTAGTCAATGCCCGTCTTTGGCTCGCGCATCTTCGCCTTGGCTGTCTCTACTATGTCATTGCAGAGCGAGGCTAGCCCGACATCTACTGCGTGATCCACGGCTTTCAGGACTGCGAGGCCGTTCCATGAGACTGGCATTCTAACTCCCGTGCCTATCCGGCCTACGCTCGCGCAAGTCAATCTCCATGTGGTGGCCCTGCCCACCGCCTGCGTCATAGACGCTCAGCACGTCGTAGATGGTAGTGCCGACCTCTACCTCGTCGCCCTCCGCGACCTCGACTGCAGACGGCACTTTGTAGAGCCTGTGCGTCAATTCGGTGCCCCGGCTCATGGACATTGCCCGCTCGCTCGCCGACAGTTGCCGCACGCGGCACTTGAACGCCGTCACAACCGCCGCCCGTGCGGTCACGTTCGCGCCCATTGCGTTCTGCGTGAACGTGTTCCGGTAGGCGGTGGCTGTTGCATTGAGCAAGCCCGCGAAACTCATAGCGACCTCTTGCGGAACAAGTTGAGACGCGACATGAACGGCACGAATATACCTGTGTCACCACCCGTTGTGGTCGCCGAACTGCTGCCCGTTGAGTATTGATAATCGCCTATGCGCTCGGATTGCACCGCCATATTGATAGCCGAGGAATGCAGAACGGTCGCAGCCATCTCGTTCGCCAGTTGAGTCAGCGCCGCCGGTATCGCCGCATAGCCGCTCGTGTAGTGGATATACACCCAGCCTGCGCCACCGCCCGTGAGTGTGATAATGCCCTCATCCTCATCAATGCTTTCGGCTTCCAGCACCTGATCGGGTTGCTGTAGCGTTACCGTAGCGTTGAGTCCATCGGCGAGCGCGAGCGGGCGAATGCTGCGCGGGTCGCCCTCCGTTATCACCGTGGCACCCCAGCCCAGCGTACTCTCGATGGCGTCATGCAACAGCGCCATGCTCGCGTAACTGGCTAGCGTGAGACTCGCAGCGGCGAGCGATTCTCCGGTTGAAGGAACGACGGTCAGTTTGCCGTTTGTCACGTTGACATGGGCGTGAGTGCCTGCGCCCGTCCAGGTCATGCTGATCGCATCGGATTCGCCCTCCATCAGCCGCGCGACCGAGATAATGGGCCGGTAGTCAACGCGAATCTGATTGCCCTTCGCGAACTGCCACTCGAAGCGTTCGGTACTATCGAAGACGCGCTCGCAGTAGGTTTCGATGAACGAGCAAGTGGCGGAGACGGCATTGGTTTTCGCCGTCGTGGTATCCGTTTCGCCCAGGTAGATGTTAAGACTCGCGACGGTCGTTACAGCCATCTATCTCCTCATGCCTCGGTGTCCGCGCTGCCAGCGGCGGCGGCCTCGGTCCCCACCTGGCTGACTCAGTTGTTCATACACTACCGTGATACGCGCGGCGTCTATGTGAACAGTGCCGGGTACGGGGTCCCCGGCCACAAACCCGCATTGTAGAGCAAATCGCCCAGCAATGAGATCGCTAGTCCTGATACCGGAGAACCCCCAGAGCGCCTGGTCGGCTATGGCGGGTATCCAATAATGACCCAGCGTGGCCCACTCGAACATTCGGACCACTCCGTCATTGATCACCGGCAGTAGGGGCGCGCCCACACTCCAGGCGAGCGGATCGCCGAGGCCGATGCTCAGATTGCCGAGGCTCGTGCCAACATCTACCGCACTGACCCAGACCTCCGACGATACGGCGAGTATCCGCACATTGGTGGGCAACGCCGATAGGTCGAACGACATTGCCATGCCCGCGTAGGCAGGTATGGTGCCTGGTAGACTGGCACTCGCCAGAATGCCATCAGGTTCGCCGGTGACGTTCGTGAGATCAGTCCATTCCGATCCGACGTCACTACCGAAGTCGGTAGCCGAACTACACCATGCCTGTACAAACGACACGTGGCACCTCCCTCTGTGTCGCGGTCTATGCCTGCCCGCCTGCGCGGGTAGCGCCGTGAGCAGCATGAATATAACTAGCCAGGTCAGTTTCCGCATGATGGTCCTTTCGTGAGCCCAGCCCCGCCCAGGATCGTGAGCGAGGGCATTATCCCAGAAACAGATCGTCAACATAGATCGCCTTGCTCGCAATCGTCGTGCTGAGCGTGATAGTCAGCGAGGTGCATGCCTTCGGTATGCTGATGAACCGTTTGATATACACCCAACCGGATGTGCCTACTGCTGCCGTCGCGTTGAAGTTGAACGCGGTCGCGCCGTTGAAAACGAACGCGGCATTCAGCGCCTGAGCGTCCGCGCCTTTTTGCCACCAACCAAACTCATATTGCTCGCCGGGCACGACGTTCATAGTCTGGTAACTGAGGCTCGCAACTCCGGAGTTGCCCTGAGTGAGTAGGCACGACCTTGCGCCCGTTTTGTACTCCGCAGTAGAGTTGACGATTGTGCTGGTGCCTGTCGCTGCGGCGAGCGGTCTGCCGAGAGTAGCGATGGACTCGCCTACCATGTCCTCCGCAGCGCCGCCGCCGTAGCAATACTCGAACCCCGGATTTTGAATGAGGTTCGGCTGCTCTCCGTCGGCACAGGGATATGTGTAGGCGAGCTGTGTCATCGGGAGAATATCTAGCGTGCCAGCCGCAACCAGGACGGCAAGCGCGTCAACAACTGCCTTGAATACCGATACCTGCAAGTCCCTGCTGCCGTTCGCGTCGTCGGGGTCCGCGTCCAGAACGATACTGTGAAACCATAGTACCCCCGCCATGTGTTTCGAGTTCAAGAGCGACCCAAAGTATTTCTCAATAACCGCGATTTGAGCGGCGCGGTTTGCACACCCCGCGAGCAGACCGGAAAGCATATTGACGCCCGCAATCGGCATTCGACTCATCAGCGGCAATGCCGCTGGGCCGTGCTCCTCCATGCCTCCTTCCGACTCCGGGTAAAGCGCGGACTGGTACCAGTCGCGCATCGCCGTAAAAATCGACCTGTGGAGGATAGACCTTCTTGAATCCGGCGCTGAGCGTGGAATGTCGTACTTGTATCCGATGTAGTTTGCGCCAGTTCCAGCCGCCGTAATGTCCACTGCAGCGCCCCCGCGAGTCAACGCGACCTGGAATGTATTCGTGGTCTTGTTCACGACGTAGTAGGGAGTATCTGCCACAATGCCCACCACGCCGACAATCGCGTTGAAGCTGATCATGGCGTCGTTCAGCATGCCATGGCCGTTCTTGACCACGGTGTTGGCTCCAGCATCGAACGTGCAGGCTGTGTTGGTTGGAGGGCCAACGCCACCCACACCAGCCCACAACCCTCCGCGAACAGGGAAACCTATCGCCGTTTCCAGATACTCGACCGCGCTCAGCGTCTCGTATACGTCCGGATCGGCACCAACTGGCATATCATTCGCACTGGTCTGACCCGCGTGGTCAGCAACGTGAGAATACGTATGGCAGAGAATCTCACCACCGTGCTGGCTGAGCATCGCCTTGAACTGGGCCGCACTGGGAAACTGAGCGGTGTATTCCCCGCCCATCCAAGTCGGTATTGGTCCCCAGCTAATCGGAATTCCCTTGGAAGCGACGTAGTCCCAGGGAGTCATATTGCCGAGGGTCGTGTAGATCGCTCCCGAGGCCGTTATCCAACTCGTCCCGGCATCATCCACTATCAAGGTCAGGAGGTTCCGGGGATTGTAGCGGGGGCGCGGCACGGGGCAGTCGTAGATCGTGTTATTCCCGTGCTTGAACCGGGGATCAGCCGCGAGCCCCCCGCCGCGCGGAACTATCCCCGCGACGTGGTGCGAGTTATTCACGAACCCACCCGAGATGACTATTGTCGGCGCTACCCAGTTGGTCTCATCTCCGGTGATCGTGCCGTCTATGACAGATCCCTCGCCGGTCAGACCGCAGTTCTGAGGCAATGTGACGTCGCCGATATAGCTCTCCGCGGCTAGTTCGATCAGGGCGGGCTGCGTAGTGTTGGAGATAGCGGCCCCCTCCGTCACGGTCGCGTGAGCGGATGCGACTACCTCCAGCGTTGTGTCATATGAGGGAGGGGTAATGGTCAGTATCTCGCCATTCTCGCCCGAGGTCGCCGTTGCGAGAGTGGGCTGCAGTGTCGTTATCTGTTCAGCTAAGTTGGTGACTGCGACATTCGGGGCGTCATCTAAGAAGGGGAACTCACCAGGCAGAGAAGGGGTTTCCTTTGCAGTATAAACCTGTGCAACCCCATCCAACGTAACAGTGACCGTATCGCCCTCGGCGAAGTTGCCAACCGTCAGAGTTTGAACGTGAGAGTGCTCCCGCGCGTCGCCAATTGCGGTGGCCGCCAGGGCTGGAGTCGCATACTCCTCATTCCGCCCCACTCGGTAGACCTGCGAGGTCCTCCAGATAGAGGATGCGGACGTTCGCCGGCACAACCCCCGTGTATCGCGCCACACCCGGCATGACCTTCACCACGACTGGAGCGGCGGCGGTCGCGGCGGCAACCTCTGGGCCAGCCAGCGCGGCGGCGATGGTGGTGTAGTTGCCCTTCGGCCCTACGATGATCGTCTTGTTGAGCATTGCCTGCCGGTTCGGGCTCGGCGGTTGTATATTGCCCATGATCGTTACTCCTGCGCCAGCACGCTGAGATAGTCCGCCGCGCCGAGGTCGGCGCTCAGAACGATGCGAAGGTTAGTGAACACCCGTTGCAGGTCGGTCGCCGTTTGCCCACTCATGATGTAGTCATAACCACCGACCCCATCGCTCGTGCTATGCGTATCAACGGTCGAGCCCACCCGATACTGGACTTTGATGTCCTGCGGAACCTCGTGCACCGTGAGGCTCTGCGCCCTGAACGGCATCTGCAGAATCTCGCCGTCATAGGTCGTGGTCTCAGGAAGCGTTATGTCAGCGTCCCCGCTCAGCTCATAGTTGCAGAGGCGGATGTCATCCAGGAAGATGCTGCCCGCCGCCTTATCCACTACCATGTTCAGGTGGATGGAAGAGGCGCTGCTCACGTTTGTCCACGGGTCGGTTCCGCTCGTGAGGTCGGTTATCACGCGCGTCCAGGTGTTGGCGGCAATTGCCGGGATGTCAACGTAGTATTCGGTCCCGCTCTGGTCTGCCGCGTCGGAGAATCCCAGCTTGAAATCACCAGCCGCCAGCGCGATAGTCGAGCGTATCCAGTACTTCACGTGGGTATAGTCTGAGAGGTCAGTATTGGCGAGCGCGCCGGTGCTGTATGAGACAATGCCTGCCGTCGCATCCGCGTTGAGGATCAGTTCCGCGGACTCCGCGCCGACCTTGAATACAGTAGCATCGTCATCAAGCACAGACGTGCCACCCGTAGCGCCTATCGTCCATATCGTTTCGCAGTCGTCAATCACAACCTCGTTGAGCCGGAGGCTCGCCGAGCGTGTGCCCGCTATTCTTGGCATGATCTCACCTCGTGTTTATAAGTGCAGGAGGGGGCCGAAGCCCCCGTTGTTCTATGCTCTCTTCTGCCACACCTTGATATAGTCGATATGGCAGTGGTCAGCCGCGCCCGAGCGCGCGCCTACGCTCACGATAGGTGCAAGCGCCGTTGTGGGCGTGCAGCTATCGGCTATCGTGCCGACCAGTACCCCGTCCTCGAAGAAGTAAGTATCCACGGTAGAGCCGTTGTAGACGTTCATGATCCGCAGATACTTGTAAACGCCCGCCGTCCATGTGCTCGCGGTCGTGCCTCCGAGCGTGGTGGTCGCGTACTTCATCGTATTGGCCTTTGCACTGTTGTAGCACAACACCGCTGCGGTCAGGTCCGTATCCCAGATGAACACCGGTCCGTCTTGACTCACGTTCGCATAGGTCGCAGTCGCGGCAGTCCAGGGTGTCACCGCCCCGGCTTTGCCGTTTGTGTCCACGAAGCCCGCGACTAGGGCGCAGTGTGTAGCACCGCCGCCCGAGGCCACCCGCACTTCCATGCAGCAGGACTGTGCGCCATACCAGGAGAGTGAACCTGCGACCTCACAGGAGGCGTCATCGACGCCGCTCTGCGTGAGTATCAGCGACCCATTGCTCAGCGCCTCGATAGCCGCCGTGCCGCCGTTCACAGTACAGGTCCATGCCGGGCTGCTACTCATGTCCGTGCCCACAACGTTCAGGAAGTCATCATACTGGTAGATCGGCGGGAACATCGGTGCGACTTCCTTCATACCAAGCGCGCTGTCATACCCGATTGCCCATCCGTGGTAGTTATATTTCGCTTTGGCACTCATGGTTAAGCCCTCTTCTGCCAGACGCGCATATAGTCTATGTAAGCGGTCTTGGCATTCCCATCGCGAGCACCGACGAATACAGCGGGCGCCAGCGCGGTCGTGCGCGTGAGTATGTCGGCTATCGTCGCCACCAGCACACCATCGATGTAGAAATAGGCCGTCGTGCTCGTGCCGTTGTCGCCGAGCATCACGCGGTAGTAGTTGTACGTATCCGCGACGGGAAGGATTGCAGTGTTCACTGCGGTCGCGTCGGTGTTGTTCTTGACGCCCATGCAGTGCACGAACTTGTTTGTGGCGTCGGCGTCATATTGCATCCAGGCACCGTCAACTGCTGTCGTAGTCCATGTCGCCACAGCCAGGGCGCTCGGACCAGTCGTTTCCGCCAACCCGGTCGTGTCCGTAAAGCCGATCCACAGGCTCGATGCCGATGCGTTGTGTGTCGCCACGCGCGCCTCGAAGCAGGCGCACTGCGAGCCATACCACGATAGCGAACCGGCGAGGGCTGCCGTATCGTTATCTGTAGAATGACTCACGATGGTGCAGATACCACCATTAACACCCGCCGACTCGTCTTTCGAGCCGTCGGCGGCGGGAATCACTGCCCAGCCGTTGGTTGTAGTCTCGAAGTTCCGTGCGTTCTGCGTGAAGTCGTCATACTGCTTGACGGCGGCGAATACCGGGTCAACTTCTTTGAGCCCCTGTGCCGTATCGTAGTAGACGGGCCAGCCGTGCAGATTGTATTTGACCTTGGTTGCCATGATAGTCCTCCGGGTTATTTAGGCCCGAGGGCTGAGCGGCAAACCCAGCCCCCGGAGAGTGCTGCAGTAGTCTAGTCGGCTATAGCCGAAAGCATCCCAGCCTGCTCCCGCGCGTAGCGCGGATTGTAGAGAATCCACTGCGCGGAATAGGTGTGCGCGGCGTTGCCGCCCGCCACAACCAAACGAACGCAGTCGTAGTCGTAGGAACTATCCGGCAGTTCCGCCGCGTCAATGTCGATGATGACGCGGTGAGACTTGCTCTGATCCGTCACGGTCACGATGGAGGCAGCCGCCGTGCCCTTTGTCATCGCGTGGGTTGCCGGAGTGGCGCTCACGATATTCATGAGCGTCCAGAAGTTGTTGAGCGTGATGCCTGTAGAGACGACACTCGCCGACACGTCGGTGGACTTGTCCACCGTGAACGTGAACTCGGTATCGTCTGCGCCGGTCACGATGTCGATCAGGCACATCGCCTTGGCATATCCCTTGAGGCATACCAAATCGCCTGTGGCAGCCGTCCCACGAGTCACGGGAGTAGCCGCCACGACTTTGATGTTATCAGGTAGCAGTTGCATCGGTTGTGCCTATGCCCTTTCTGCCAATGTGACGAACGGCGACAGCGTGTTAGTGCTGCCCGAGTTGGGTGTCAGCGCCGCCGGCCACCACGGCTGTCCGTCTGTCCGCACGACGAAGCGGAAGACGGTCTGATCGTAGTCGAACTTCAGGTGGATCGACGTCGCGGCATTGATACCGCTAACGTGTCTTGCGTAGAGATACTGGCTGAAGTCAGCCAGGAAGATGTCGCCCTTGTCGCCGAGCGTGTCGCACTGCTCGCATGGGATGACCGGACGGCCCATCAGTGTTCCGTAGGGACTGCCTGCCAGGCCGTTGGCGGGCATATAGACGGGAATGCCGCCCATGCCGACAGCCAGGCTCATCGTGAACAACTGCGGTTCGATGTCCTGATTGATAAGCCAGACCGCGTTAGCCCTTGACGGGCCATAGCAGCGCGACCACATGTTAACGATGTTCTCCATCAGGATCGTGTCCGCGCCCTGCAGTGCCTCTTTGGCAACGGAAACCAGGCACGGCGCATTGAGGATGCCCAGAGGCATACCCGCGCCCGTGCCATTGATGACTTCCCAGTCCATCTTGAACGAGAGCTCGTCTGCGGCGGCGGCGGAGATCATCGACCCCATGGCCGAGGCGTCTTCCAGCAACTCCTCAGAAGCCGCCACATAGACATACAGCTTCTCGACTTCCAGCCGTATAGCGCCGAACGTCGGCTTGGAGGCGCTGAGCGCGCCCAACTCATTCGCGCGGTAGGCACGAATACCGCCCTGCCTGCTGCCGTCTGCCCTGCTCGTCTCTTTGACGTAGGGAATCTTGACGGCCTTCGTCTGCATCGGGACGTCTCGGCAACGCGAAACCAGCGCCGCGTTGTTGTACGTCTTCTTGAGAATGTCAGTCGAGAACTCTTCGGGCACGAGGAACCCGCCGTCAGAGTCAATGCCCTCAGTCAATCCCGTTTCTGCGGTCTTCTGCAGCCACGCCAGAGCGCGCTTATCATCGCGCTTGCCGTCACTCCACGCCTTCACCGTCATGGCGAAGTCGCCCATCGACTTGAAGCCCTCTGCCGCGCCCTCCGGCTCGACTGTCTTGACCTTCGAGAGTATGCCCTTGCCTGCGGGCGCATCGGCGAGCAGGGATGTCTTGACCTGCTCAACAACCGCCTGCGCGAGCATCTGCATCTCGGCAGCTTTCGCATCCGCAGCGGCCTTCTCAGCGTCCGGGTCATACAGCACGGCGAGCCCCTTGGCGATTAGAGCATTGGCGGTGTCTTCATCGCACTGCCCAATATCGCCGGGCTTGTAGTCGCCGTGCGTCTTCGTGAATTTGATCTGAACTTGCAACGTGATTACCTCCTCGGTAGTTGTCACGCCGCGTGTTCGAGGGTGAGATTCTTCGCTCTGCGCGGGTATGCCCGCCGAACGCTATACCTTCCCGCGCAACTGCGCGAGCGTATCTTCAGCTATCTGCTGAACAAGCACCTGGTGTTCAGGTGCACGACTTATGAGCTTGATAATGCCCAGCGGTGCAGTCTTCACGCGCTGGATTGGCCTCGTGATAGGACCAAGCGCCGGTTCCACTTCGGGTGCGGGATCAGGCGGGGTGTAGCGCGTAATAAGGCCAGCCGTCTTGACGTCTTCTACCTCCGGCTCGGGCTCGGGTTCTGCCGCGGGCGCTTCCTGCTCGACTGCCTTTATCTCCGGCTCAGCAGGCGGCTCTGCCTCTGCCTCCGGCAAGTCCAGCTCCTCAATGAGATCATCGCTGAGCTTCAGCCCCTTTGCTATCGCGGTCACCAGCGCGTTCGGATTGGCCGGCACGGGCACATCCGAGTATTCGAGCAGGAGCCACTTCGTAGTGATGATCTCCGCGCCCGCCTTCTCCAGGTCCGTACTCCACTTTGTGTTGTACTTCGCAACTGTCGCGCCCCACTCAGCGTCACCTTTCCACACGCGCTTGACGGGTATGAAGCCGACGCTCGCCGTTGCCAAGAAGCCGCCCTTGATGAGTTGCCACACTTCCTCCGCGCGCTCGGTCTCCGCATAGACTGTCTTCGACCTGAGTCCCTTATCATCAACCCGAACCCACTCCGCCTTCGCTATCGGCGGCAGGCTGTAGTCATGCGCCCACAGCACCTGCGGAGCGAGCTTGAACTGGTCGAGGATCGCTCCAGCGGGATCAAGCACTTCGCGGTCCCGGTCAACATCCCACGTGCTGATGTATCGCTCGACTGCGCGCTCGCCCTCCTTGAGAGCCTTCACCTCGGCTATGACCGCCGTGCGCTTGACGTAAGCCTCGGCATCATTGAAAAAGCCCTCGGTTTCGAGGGCTTCTCTGGTCTCTATGGGCAGAACTGCTTTCAGGCGCTCAAGGCGCAGTTTGGTCTTCATGTATCACCTCTTGTTGGGTGGATCGCCGGGTATCCCAGGCGATGAATGCACGAATGACTTAGCCAAATCAACCCCGATGTGGTCACGCGGCGGGTCCTCGATTGGCAAGCCTGTTTCGTCTTCGTTGGTCGGTATGGGGCATGGTGCTTCAAGCAGAGCCAGCGCCGATACCTGCAGTTGCTTCAAGAAATCTGCTACAGCAGGCTCGCCTCTCTGCAGCGTGAATGACATCGTTTTGAGTCTGCCTTTGAGGTAGGACACTATCGTGACGCTGGTGGCATCGCAGTGAAGCTCCCGCAAGCCGTCTACTTGGATATACATCTATGGCCTATTCTTCGCTTTCCACTCCGCTCTGGTGCGGAATGACTCGTTCTTGACGGGCTCGATATACCAGTTGCCCTCACCGCTTACGATGGCCCGATAGCTCACACCGCAGGCGCAGGTCACCTGTCGCGGCCCGTCTGCCCTGAATACGTGGCTACTATGGCAGAATGCACACTCAAAACTCAGCATACGCGCAGCCGCAGCCGCCACTTGGTATATCGCCTCCGTGCCGGGATGACTCTCTTCTACGGGCACCTCTTCGATAGCCGGTTCCGGCTGCGGTGTCTCTACTGGCGCAATGGTCGCTTCTGCGGACGCGGGCGCTTTCGCTGCCCGCTTCGTCGTTCTCTTCCTGGTTGAAGCCATATCAAGCCTCCTCGGTGGCTATGAACCCATGCTGGTAATTCGCAGTGAACGCATACCCTGGTCCTGTTCCGCACGTCGGCACCGGTCGCCATAACATATCCGCCAGCCAGGCGAGCCGATGGCGGCGAAGCCAATACCAGATGCTTTTCAACGTGTCAAGCCTCCTTGCGTTCACCACTCATAGCCAACGGAGCATACGCATGATGGATGCAGCGGCGGTGTTTCCGTGTCGCTGTAGTCGAGGCTCATCCCCTGCGAGTTGCCCCGCTCGTCTTCAATGCTGTAGGTATCCCCCCGCCGGAAGAATGCCTGCTCGACCCCTATCGTCGTGCCGTCCAGTGAAGCACACCAGGCGCAAGCCCCTGCATGTGCCTGCCATACCTTCCGCACTGCCCCGAAATCCTGCATCTGGAGGTCCTTGCCCATATTGACGGCGCGGTGACTCTCGGTGTGCGCTATCCGGTCGGCGACGTACTTCGCCTGCTTGTCGGCGATGATCTTGCCCGCCTCGTCACGGGCGCAGCCCAATGCTTCCAGCACACGAGGGCGCATCGCCCGGTAACTCTCACCCTCGTGCAGTCCCTCAGATATGGCTGTCCTTACCTTTTCCGCGAGCGTGTCATTGGCGCGGTTCGCGAGTAGGCCGGTGTACTTCGATAACCACTGCTGCACTTCAGGCACACTCACATCAAGGGTCGCCTCAATGTCAGCCTCGTTTGCCGCTATGCGAATCCCGCGAACGATCAGCGGTTGAACATGGTCGAGGCAGAGCGCCGCGAGCTTCGCGTCAAAGTCCGGCAGGAAGTCGGCGGCGGGATCGCGGAGTGCCTTAGCTTGCATGCTCAATCTCCATATTTCAGGCTTAGTCGGCATGTGCATTCTCCAGTGCCTCATCAACGGCGGTCGCATAGTCAGTCACGTAGTCTGTCAGCATTCGCCTAAACGAGATCGGCACGTTTACAATCGCTGCCTTGGCAGGTTCCTTGGGTGGCGGCGGTTCACCTGGATTCGGCTTAGGAGTATCCGGTTCCTGTGATTGCCCGCCGAACGGCTGTGGCGCAACCGGCATGATCGGCTCATTACCCCACGCCACGGGCGGCATGCCCTCTATCTCGCGCTCCTCGTTCACCGACGTCATCCGCGTGTTGAGTCGCGTCTGTATCTCAGTCAGCCGCGCCGCCTTGTCTTCCGGCACGGGGTTCTCGAACTCGAAGAATAGCTTCTCGTCATACAGCGCCGCGAGCTGCTCAGTCAGCGTCATGGCCAGCCGCCTGAGCTTCGGCGCGATGGTGAACTGCATATAGGAGTAGTTGCCGGCCTCTGCGCCCGCGCGTGAAGCTTCATTGAGCTGTATCATTGTCAGCGGCACGCCGAAAGCCGCGCATATCTCTTCCCGCATAAACTTCTGCGTGAACTCGATACCGGCCTCCTGTGGTGGGTAACCGAATGTTTTCAGGTCCATGTCACCCTCGAAGATAATCGCCTTATCGCCTTTGATGCGGGAGGCGAAGCGGCGATACCACTCCGAGTAAAGCCGCTTCTTCTCCGCCTCCGGTAGAGGTGACTTCACCATAATTCCGACGTGCGGGATACCGCCGTTCTTGAACGAGTCTTCGAGGTACTCCTCTTGCGCCTGAAGCAGATTGGCAGCGCCCATAGTCGCCTGCAGTGGCGATAGGCCGTAGTCATTCGACTCTGGGTTTGCATATCGAAAGTGAATGACCTCGGTTACGTCCAGAGCGATACGGTTGAGCGAGTCCTTGCCGTAGAGATAGCCCACCAGCTCTCCCGCGTCATTCCGCACGATCTTGACATACTGGCTCATCAGCGGCCATATCGCCATCGGCAGACCTAAGGGACCCGGTTCAAGATACCAATAGGCGTCACCCGTGAGCTCCTGATAGAGCGTCGTGCCCTCGAACAACTCGGACTGGTTTATCTCCGTGTTCACGACGGTCAGCAAGTCGAGCAGCGGATGGTTGCCCTCTATCTCGGTCACATCGTCAACGCTCTTGTGTCCGATGCGGCCCAGGTATCTCTTTTGTGAGCGTGATAGTTGTCGCTGGTTCAGGTAGGACCGCGTAGCGCCGCGTGCAAACAGCTTCAGTTCGCAGCCAGCTACGGTTTCGGCGTTGCGGGAAGCGCAGATGTAGACCCAGTTCCGGTTGTGCTGTACGAGGTCGCGGCGCGCCGCCTGCGGCTTCTCCGATGAGAACGGGCCGTAGACAACGCCCTTCTGCTGCTCGTATTGGCGTACGCCCTTGGTGAGCCAGAGGCCTACGCGCTGGGATATTGTCAAACGCTTCTCCACTCAAAAGCCCTCATGGTATTTGGTTGAATGAAAAAGCCCCCCGGTAAGCCGGGAGGCTTGATACCAATATTGATAAACCCCGTGGTCACGACAACCCAATCCGCTTGAAGTTAAACTTCCTGAACGGGGGCGACTTTGGTCTTACTGATTCGCCCCGGTTGTATACAACACAACGACTCTGCGGGGCCGCTATCAGGAAAAGCATAGTGAGTGGAGCCTCGTCGTCACGACGCTCGAATCCGGCGAAAAGAACGGATTCGGCGGGGAATGTCCGCCATTCCTCGTTGACACATTGCGTGAATGGCTCTTTGTTGACCCTGCCGACGAGGCCGAGCAAGAATGACGGACTCATTCGCAGGTTCTCGGTCGGAATGACCATATAGACGTTGTTGTCGCCACTCCAGGACGTGATGCAGTCGGTGGGGAATTCGCCTTTCATGCTATCTACTTCCCGTTCGGCTATGTATTGTCCTTCCTCAAACGCTCTGCCAATCGTCTTCGTCCTCTTCTTCGGGTTCAGGCGCATAGTCCGCCAGGGAAGCAATGCCTACCTCGTTTCGCTCGCAGGCATCCTCCGTCGCGTAGCGGATCGCATCAATGCAGTTGTGAACGAGAAGACCACCATTAACGCTGAAGTTGTGGTGGTCTTCGACTTCCATATTGTATACATCGCGCTTGCCCGCGCGTTCAATCTTTGCTATCTTCACCAGGTGGGCCATGTTTGCGATACCTATTGGCGCAGGCTTGCGAGCATACTTTCGAGTCGCGGCGGTTGGATGTCACGAAATGTTGTGTATGTCAAGTATCGAATCGGCGGCTGTCAGTTCCCCTGCGTTCACCCAGCCCCTTTGAGTCATAACCGGGTGTTCGGCTGTGAGCGTCAAGACTCTTCCGTCTTCCAGCGTTACGAGTAGGACATCCGCGTTCTGCTGAGTCAGGCGGCAATCTCGATACTCAGCAGTCGTGGCCGTCTGTGTAGCCTTGTCATAACACTGCACGCGTCCGCTGGTGCCTACCAACTCACTGATTGGCACATCGCCATCTGCGGTATTGACGACAGTATCACCGGCCAGGCAGTGATTGTTCTTGTCGAGCGGGACCGGGAGCGCGTTCCCGTTCCGGTCCTCTTTGTATTTGTAAGCCCCGAACTCATTCCGCGCCTGCTGGCAGCGCGGATGGATGATGATCTCCAGACTCTGCAGGAACTTGACGCCGAACTCTATGGAACCCGGCCCCTTGACGGCAGGCACGGCGTCTATACCGAGCGTCCTGAACTCGGCCACCGACTTCGGTTCGGCTGAGTCGCACACGACGCGTTCGCGCTTCGCTAGAGGCTTTACCTGCTCCGCCGCCTCGATATTGAGTAGTCCGACTGCGCAAACCTCGTCAATGACATAGAGTCGCTTGCGCATCCGGTCGTAGTGCAGCTTCACGTAGGCAAACGGGTCGGACCCGAAACCCCAGTCAATCCCGTGCCTGTGGTCGGCGAAGCCCGCCTCCAGCTCGCTGAAGTCCTCAACCCGCCAGTTGCGGAAGATCGTCGCGCCCAGCAGTCCCCAGTTGCCGAGGGTGTAGACCTCTCGATAGTAGGGATCAGACTCAGCTTCTAACGCCGCAATATCATCTGGCTGCAGGAATCGGTTGTCCTTGTAAGTTGTCTTCAGGATCGACAGGTTCAGATCGTCAGACTCTACATACTGCCGGTCGTTGCACCAAATCCCGAAATACTCGCCGACGATCCAATGCGTCTGAATGATCGGGTTGAAGCTCAACGTCATGCGCTTCGTGACGTTGGCCCCGCCTCGGAGTCTCTTGTCGAGCTGCTTGACCGCGTTGTGGTCGCACTCCGTAGCCTCTTCAACCCAGATGTCGGTGATAACCCCATCCTGCGGGGTGATACTTTTGATCTTCTCGACGTCATCCAGGCCTGCGAAGAGAATCTGCTTCCGGTTCAGCGTGCAGGTTATGACCAGGTCGCTTTTGTTGACTGAGAAGTACTGCGTCAGCTTGAAGTCGGCTATGGACTTCACAATCTCGTTGAAGCACGACTGCCGGACTGTCCGCGCGACGTTGCGCACGACCAGGTAGTTGCGCTCCCCGCCAAACACATCGAGGACTACCCGCTGTGCGATTGCATAGCTCTTGCCCGATGAAGCGCCGCCGAAGACAATCTGGTATCGGTGCTCGTTGCCTATCAGATGCTCAAGATAGGGAGCGTTAAACCGCGTCGGACTGATCTTCAGTTCTATCGTGGCCGGTTGGATCGTCACCTATGATTATCCTGACGTTGACGGGCTTGTCGGGATCGCCGCCCTCGTGGACGGTCGGAACGGGTCCATCGATACGGGCGTTCACCTCGCGGATGGCGGTTCCGTTCCCGTCTATGGCGTTCTTGACGAGGCTTGCGGCATACACCTCAAGTGTCTTTCGGCCCTCGGGATCGTCGGCCATTGTTCCCGCGAGTATCTTGCGCACGGCAGCGGCTATCTTGCCGCCCTTGCCAGCGCGCACTCCCTTTGAGGCTTGATTGCCCTTTTTGAAGCGGTATTCGACAGGAGGATGGCCCGGCCCAACTCTCCCGTTGTCCTCCCGTATCTTCTCTGCCACAAGTTTCACTTCCCCGCGTCTTCCCCTGCTTTATCAGGCAAGCACTCCCGTGGGGGGAGGTACTACGTACTGTTGTTGCTGCTTTCTTTCGAAAGGGGGTCCGGACTTGTTCGCAAAGCACACTTGTTCTAAGTACACTTGTTCTGTGTGAACCTACGTTCCGCATGCTGAGCGTGCCCAACCGGAACCTACGTTCCGCGTGCATACGGAATCTACGTTCCGCATGGACTACGGCAGTTTGTATTGATTTGCGTAGCCGCCGCGCTTCAGTTTGACTCTCGTGACTTCGACCAGGCCGACCGCTTTCAACTGCTTCAAGCCGAGTCGAAACGCGCGATCCGTAAGCCCCATTTCTTCGGCTATCCTGGTGACTCGCGGGAACGCTATGCCAGTGACTTTGTTTCGATAGCAAGCCAGCGCGAGGTATACCCTCAGCGCCGACTCGGTGAAGCTCGTCTGCGACTTCGCAAGACTGCTATTCACCCGGACAAATGGTGTCGGTTCCACATTATCGCCTCCTCTAGCGATTCCTCTTGGAGTAGGACGGCGGCAACTGGTGAGGAAAACCAGCTTTCGGCTCGGGGTGCTACCCTCTGCCTAGCCGCCGCCACATTGTCTGCTCAAAAAAGCACCAGGCCCCCGGAACGTAGGGGGCCTGGCTGAGAGGAAAGGATGGGAAAGAAGACTCGCCTCTTCCGGTGGTGTCCAGCCGTCCCGTCAAGGGTTGTCTCTCATGTATAAGCCCCAAACGGGCTAAAGTGTACGAAATCACGCTCAACAGGCGTCAAAAAGCCCCGGCCTGTGGTAGCGCCGGGGCTGGAGGAGGAAACTTATCCCCAATCGAAATTGGGATCGTGCTTGTGGATGAGCTGCCTGACTAACTGCGTCGGGGTGCAGCCCTCACTCTCTGCCAAATAGCCGAGTCGCCCCTTCTGGCACTCACTGAGCTTGATGCGGAACAGCTTGTTCTTTTCCTTGCCCGTGCCCTGGATGTTGGGCCGACCGGCGCGGCGGTGGGTGTCTACTTCTTGCATGTGGCCCTCCGGCAATCCCTGATCGCGTTCTCAACAGTCAGTGCAGCTTTGTTCCACTCGGGGTGACCCGGCGCAATGCTGAGCGAAGCGTATACCGCCTCAACGTCTTGGCGCAGCGTCTCTGCCATATCAGCCGGATCGTTCAGGAATCCGTGGCCGCAGTAGTCTCCGGCGCGAACCTCTTCCGTCGCGTTCGCGAGCCCCTGCCGCAGGTTTCGATACCGCAGCCGCAGCCTGCTCTTTGCCGGCAACGCCAGCACTTTGTCTCTCATCTCGTCAAGAATCTCGATTGCGTCCATCGTTCTCTACCTCGCTCCGCGCCCCGGTTACTCCGCGTTGGCGTCTTACGAGCCGGGTTAACCGCCCGCCTAATCAACTATCTATAGTATATCAGGTATTTGGGGCCCCGTCAATAGGGTAGAGCAAAATATCTGGTTTATTTTTGTGGGCCTCTCAATCAAACACCGCTGTGATCTCGTGCCAGTCGCCTTCAAAGTCCTCATACAGCGCTGTTACCCAGCCGAACGATGGAGTCGCCAGAACCCGCTCCGTGGTCCGATCAACAGCCGACTGCGCGGTCGATACGGGAATCCGCAGCCGCTCCGCGACGCGCCGCAGGGACTCTCCCGAGAGATAACCGAGGAATACACGCTGGTCAAACCCGCAGGTGTGGCACTCGCGGAACGCCTCGTACAGGTCCGCATAGAATCCGTCCGCGAACGGGTTGCAGTAGTCCCAGCGTCCGCCGACATAGCAGAGGCCCGATAGTCTGCGCGTCCGATGTTCCGCCGCGTACCGATGAACGTCCGCCGCCAGTCCGACACTAACCTCTCGTCTTGCCATTCGCCCCTCCCCATGATAAGATACGAGTAGTTTGGGCTCGTATCAGGGGCGCTCCGCAAGGGGCGCTCGTTTTGTCTTCACATGATCCCAAAGAACGCCGCCGCCATAGTGTAGAGACATACACCACCAGCCTCTTCGGTCGCCCTCAGCTTATTCTCTCCGGCATGCTGGTACGCGCAGGCTAGTTTCAGCACGGCAGCCGC